CTTCTGCAGGAGCCGGTCACACACGTTGATGAGGTGTAGGACCGGTTTCGTCAACGGGTCCCCCATGAGGACTCCTTGACGAAGCGTGATCTTACGGATGTCAGGTTCATCCGTAGGGTCACCCAAATCTGCAATAAGGCCTGTGGCCTTAAAGTAGATTTCGCGAGGGTTGTAGCAGGTTTCCACTACAATGCCTTGCAGGACCTTTGGAATTCCACATTTGGTCATCCAAGGTACACCGAGATCTCTCGCGACGTCATGTCGGAGAGAGTCGGTTGCCTCTTTGTAATCTGTTGAGGATACAAAGAGGTCCTCGAAGGTGTCTGTCCTTTCGACATAGCCTTCGAAGAGGGTTTCCTCTCTGTTCAAGAGACGGAAAACCTCTTGCCTCTCCACCTCGTTCGAAAACGAGTTGAAGAAGTTCCAGCTATGGTTTGAAGCTTTCATACCTGACTGGCTGCTCCGGACCCCTTTCGCTAGGGGCTCGGAACAAATCTTGCTAACAAGGTCGAGAACGATCTTGAGGCAAGCACGGGCCTTGGTAACGCTTCTCGCCTTACCAGGCTCCTTCACCACTGTCAGAAAGGCCTTTCGAAGGTCCTGACGTGGTGTGTGGAGAACTCGGTCAAGACTGACCCAGAATATAAGTTCTCCAACAGTGTCGAATTCGTCTGGGAACACCCAGCGAACGACACTTCCGGTGTCCAAGTCCCTAACGGGTACTTGGTACATCGCATCCACTGAGCCGATCAACTCTTTGATCTGCTCAGTGGTTCCCCCCTGCCGCCGGGTTTTCTCCCAGCAGGCAGCGGACGTTACCGTAACCCTCGCCTTCGTAGCGAGTCCGGTAACAGCGGCAACCGGGAGGTCCTTGATGACCTCCTGGATTGCCATCCTCCGCAAGGACCGAACGGTCTTCGATTCTTGCGGGGCCTCCAGTGAAACGGTTTGAAGAAATTTCCGTTTCGATTGGAGTACGACCAGTGGCGGTGGTGTACCACAACCCCTGGTCTGAGATAGAACACCTATTATCAATAGGCGATCGTATCCCTTTGCTCCCTGGAGGACTTTCCAAGTCCTCCAGTGGAGCAGAGACCACTCCGCGCCCTCGGGCGGCGGCTTGGTCTCATGTTCTAGCAGGTCCCTATGGGAATGCTGCTTGAACCACTTCCGGGTCCACTTAAGTGTGGAGTAGGAAGTACGGATGGGGATCACCTCTAGAGGTAGCTCTCCATCGAGAAACTCATCTCCCAGAAGGAGGGATAAGTTTCCAAGTGTGAACAGGTCATATCTGTCCCATGTCCACACTTCAGCGGGATTCGCCAGGTATCTCTGTGCGAATATCCCGTCAACGGTCTTCAGGCATTCAATCAGCCTGAGAGATCGCGAACCACGGTCGCGGGGAATCCATTCCCCACCCCGTGATATGGCCCGTTTCTCATCTGATGTCCAGATGGGATCGGGTCCTCCGCTCAAGAACCGGTTGATCCGGGTCTTCAGCGTGTGAGCCCAATGCCGAATCTTCGACGTTGGGTCACTACACTCTTTGGAAAGCCTACGCCCCCAATGAGTGTGACGAAAAATGACGTGACGTTTCACGTCATTATTCGCGATCTTGCTGAACCTTAATTTGTTCCGCATAGATCCATCCCACTTTGGCCCTAAAAGCCTCGGTGGGAGCGGGTCTTGGAGACGTATCCCGTCTCCAGACCAGACCACAACCTCAGGACCGTCTTCGCCCCTGAGAGTTGCGAGTGCGACTGCCGCATGGATCTTCCATGGGCACTCGTATTTGATCCGTGAAGAAAGCTTCTTTCTCCTCCGGACAAGAGTCGACCCACTCTCCTCTTCGAGGAGGTCGTCGACTTCCGAGGTCTCCGAACCAGAGTGTTCGTGCTCCTCGTCAATGAGCTCGGCGTTCAACGACACCGTGTTCATATGCTCGCTCGAATCCTTCAAGAAGGACGAGAGCGATGCCGAATAAGAGGGTGGTACACCCTCTTGTCCGACCAGTGTCGTGACACCTGGTTCACCAGATTCACTCCACTCCCTCTTCTCAATCGTGAATCCACGTTTGAGAAGATGTGACTGGTTCTTAGACACGGTCTGAGAACCAGCCTTCGCCAAAATAAGCCCCGAAGGGACTTGTTTTGTCGAAAGGAAATGCCTGCCAGTCATAAAAGGCTGCAGCGCATCCGGGACAATTCTACCCGGTTGGGTAGGGTTGTACCAGAGAGGTACCTTGGTCATCTCGGACCAGACCCTCTCGTCCATTATCTTGGCTTTCAGCGCCGGATATTGGTCACTTAATTTGCT